ATGAAGAAATTAATTGTAGCAGGACTAGCGCTTGGACTTTTAGCTGGTTGTGGTTCTACAGATAGCAAGAGTGAAGCAAAAGACAACACAACACAAAGTAGTAACTCGGAAACTAGTAATAAAAAAACAAGTAAGTATCCTTTCCCTAAAGACACAACACCAGTTGGTGACGGAAAAATAGCAGTTAGTACACCAGCCGGAAACTCTGAAAATGGGAATGTACCAGTTTTATTTTTAGGTAAAGATACTATAATGACACAAATCGGTATAGATTATGCTACTTTCCAAGGTGACAAACAAACATTTGTTTACGTTGATAAAATCTTTAAAGAGACTACTCAAGTTGGCGAGTTAACACAATCAACTTTCCCATTAGAGGAAGATTCATTAAAGCCAGGTGTACATACAGTTACTGCGGTTCAATTTGAGAACGATGATCCAAAAGGTAAAGTATTGAATTTTGTTGAAGCAAAATATGAAGTTAAAGAAAAGAAATAATAAACACTTGATATATTATTTAGGGGGCATCTTCATGAAAGTTGTACGCTCTATATTTAAAGGTTTTCGCTTAATAGGCTTAATTGTAAAACCAATACTTAAAGCATTATCAAAAAGTAAGTTTTAATAACATAGAAAGAAAAAAGCCGACTCATGAGAGTGGGCTTTCAATTTATTCATATGGACGAAATTTCCCTCTTAATTCCCCTAATTCTTTAGCAAGTCTTTCTACATCTTCACGGAAGTATAATGAAACCCTATCAACTACTTTAAGAGGAACAAGTCGCCCTTGTTTTACAAGTACATGTAATCTTTGAGTTGTGACATCTAACAAATTCGCTGTTTCATTTGCTGTTAAAACTTCTTGGTTAACTAACTTTTCTATTTCTTCACGACTCATTTTATAGTCCATACTCATTTTTCGTCCCTGCCTTTTTTCCATAAAGAAATTAAATTAATAACAAGCGCTATAGTTAAAATTATTGTGGAAGCAATTCCTAAATAGTCACTTACTCCAGGATTCGTATAGTTTGTTACTGTAACCACTAATATTAAAAATAATACTAGTACCAAAGTGTTTCTATCTAATTTCATTTTTACATGGATTGGATTTGTGTTATAATTTTTTTAAGGTTGGGGGAATTTCTTCCCCCGTGTTGTTATTTTCGTCTAGTCTTGCGGGCTAGGCGTTTTTCTATTTCTTCTTGCTTTTTCTTCTCCTTTCTATCTTTCATATCGTTTATGTTTTTCTTTGCGGTTGTAATTCCTACCCCCATGCCTACTATGTAAGCTAGATTCCGAAGAATCTTTTCTATTAAGTCCCAATCCATGTTTCTCACCTCCCTTACATATATAATTATACCATAGCTATTTATTTGAATAAATAGATTTTTGTTATAATATCCCTTGAAATTAAAAAAGCTGCCCAATTAAGGGTGGCTTTTTCACTTCTACACAAACCTCAATTCCCTGTCCAATCACGCCTTTCACTCTCCGCATAGCATGTACTAAAAAGGAGGTGCGTAATTAATATGTCAAACTATTATTACGACCGATCACATAAGTGTTATCGAAAGAAGCGTAAGAAATGCGACTGTGATTGTCATTGTGAGCCTCGATACCAACAGTATCATCAGGTCCTTTATTTCGTAATGCGGACACAGACTTCATTCAAGTTTCCACACTTAACCAAACAGACGAGCCGCAGACCGTAACTATTGCGGTACAAAATTACCAAGATACATGTGATGGTGATGTATACCCTTCGTATGGATATCTTTGTGGCGAGCTGATTAACGAGGATAATGGTTCGGACGATGACAAACGTAATGGAAATGGCAACGGAGGATGTATCTATTGTGAGCCTGAAGGAGTAACTCCGTTTATCGGACCCGTTACATTTACGATTCCACCACGACAGTTGTTTAGCGTAAGGGTGTTTGTGCCGCAAGATCCCCATATACCGACTGACCCTGTGTACGTAGTTCGGGTGACGCAGCCAGTAGAGCCGATTAGGCCGCAAGAACCTTTCCGTCCAGCAGAACCTCATTCGCCAGTTATCGTAAACACATGGGGAATTAGCTTTGCAGGTGTGATACAGCAAGGAAATACGGTGCTTCATGGGCAGTTTATTCCAGCCGATCCGCATCAGCCAGTTGACCCCATTTAATACGGAATAAACGAAAAAGAAACCGACTCCTATTACAGATCCGGTTTCTTTTGTTATTTCACATACACATAGGCTTCATTTGCTGTTACGTAGTATGTTTTACCTTTGCTGTTGTGTACTTTATATTGTGGTGAACCATTAACAATTACTTTCGCATCAATCGTAAATCCTAATCCTACATCTACAGAACCAGCAACATCTTTATCCTGCCAAGATGGAGAATCATAGAAACGTAGGTTATTAACTTTAGAAACAACACGCTTACCTACAATAGAGGAATCTACTGTGCTTTTCTTACTAAACTTCACATAAGATGGAGCATTTTTAATCCATTGCTCACCGCCAAGATTTAACCAACCATCCTTTTCGCCCCACACAATATAAGATTCTGGTTTGTTTAATTGACGAATTTTAGAATAGCTTGTACCAGGTCCTTTACGTAAATTAACGTTCTTACCTTCGATATAAGCCACACCATCTGTTACAGCTGTTGGTACTTCTGCTGGTTTAGATGGTTTTTCCGGGACAGAAACTTCTACACTAGAATTATTGTATGCACGTTGCACATCAGCACGGAATTGAGCTTCTGATACACCGTGAGATTTCAGATAATCAAGTGGGTCTTCGTGGTCTGTTCCACCAAGATATTTCGTCACATCATAGTGAGTCCACAATCCTTTTTCTACAGATAAACCGCGGTCACGCAAGATTTTAGCAAGTAACTTCACATATTTATCATAGCTGCGTTTGAATTTATCATAATCTGCTGTTTCGCAAAGCTCTACATGTACAAAGCGTTTATTTGCACCAGGTCCGCCCCCATAAGCAATATACTTTGTATCTGCAATTTGAATTGTTTCGTTCCAATCCACTGCATAATGAACAAAAGCTGAACGCCATGTACGATATTCATATTTTTGAATATTAATAGCTGGCGCTTCTGGAGTTGCCGTTGAATGAGCTACAACGCCCTCATAAGCACCTACGCCATAACGGTATGGTTGTTTTGGTAAATCAGGAATAATAAGCGTTCTATCAGCAAAAGCACTTGTTGCAAAAGAGCCAGCAAGTACTAGAATCATAAGAAATGAGGTAATATGTTTCATTGTCTTTTTCATTTTTCATCAACATCCTTTTTCATAATTTTTGTGTGATCAAATAATCCGCTTGCTGACAGTCCAATGATGATTCCTTGAAATACATTTGTTTTGATATCTCCGCCCAAAAATAAAACGCCTAGCACAATGCCAAGCGTTAAGTTCAATAACGGAACATATTTTGTTTGTAATCCAATTGTTTTTCCAATCTGTGAAAGACCTACTACAATTCCAATCATGACAGTAATTTCAAACATTACATACCACCTCCTTTCATTAAGAAAGTGAGAGCTGCCCCTATAATTCCACCGACAATAAGTCGTAAAATCCAAGTAGTATTGGCACTAATCTTATCCAACTGTTTGTTGATATTAATAATGTCTTTTTCGTTACCTGTTGTTCGCATCTCTAAACTTTTAATTTCCAAACGAATGTCCTTGATATCTTGCTTTATTTCTTGAACATCGCTTCTTACTTCTTGTAATCCTTCCACTTTGATCACCCCTTTTAGGCAATAAAAAAAGACCAGCTATTGCTGCTCTTGCCCTATTTGCGTTGTATTTTCAGTTGTTACTAGTTCTTGTGGGGGATTTTTACCTGTCAGTTTAAAATAATCCTCTGCACAAAGGCGTCTTTTAGCAAATCCCATGTCTAATTCATATAGACGTGAACCACGTCCACATAGTTCACATCTTGTTGCAATTCTGAAACAGATTGTTCCATCAGACATTTCTCTCCACACTTCGACCTTACTAGTGCCATCAGGAATGCCAGCATTATTTAACATATCAGCAGGTACTTGGACGGAAATCCCTGTATCAGTTCTTGTTGCATCAACCAGCCTCCCCATAAAAGGAAAGCTTTCACCTGCTTGAAGTGGCATCATTTGAATATCATACTTATTCATCTATATCTCTCCTTTTTTATCCAAGGGCATTGAATTTCCAACCATTCGCACTGCTCACATAAAAACCCGGACCGAGATTACCGTCTGTAAAACGAATATGCCCCCAACCTTGAAAAGCATTCCCCCCCAAGTTAACGCCTTGCACCGCTCGTATATTAGTAAAAAACTTAACTTCTTTTTCTGTTGATATATCAAACGTTTGTCCATCAGGTGCTGGACCTATGTTGTTGTTTACACTACCTACAGCAATCGAATTAAACGGTTGAAGACCAGCGGCTCTTTCTGCTGCTGCACGATCCCAGTTATACATAGATGCATATTTACCGCTGTATAGTGTTACACCTGATATACAAATTGCTGCTCCTGCACTTATTTGTCCATTTGCAGAACAGACTTTAATAATCAATGCATGCTCTTGTGGCTTATAGTTTGTTGGTACTTTGAAAGTATATGAATATCTCCTAATCTCTCCGTAAAATGTAGATGGCTCAGGGAAGTCCATTTTTTGCTCGTTCCAGATGTCATAAGACACATTATCTCTAAATTTTACACAACATACATGTAATCGTGGTTTCGCTGTTTTACGTACACCATTTATCATAGATGTCCTAAAGTGAGCAGATACCGTATATTCATTTCCAGGATGTATTCCATTGTTAACTATTGCTTCTGGATAGTTGTACATGTCTACCCTTGCTGCATTAACCATTTGTTCGTAATCAAATACAGATGTATTTTTTTCTATAACTACATTGCCCTGTGACTTCCACGAAAGACCATATCCGCCTTCAAATCCATAGTAATCTGCATGTCCTATGTTTTTCTTTCCAACACTAGAAAAATCGGAATCTGCTATTAGATTTCTTCTTGATACTGCAGTTGTTTTTGTTCCCCATTCGTCTTGGAAAAGGAAGTCTAGCATTTTAACAGTTACACCATTTTTATCAATAGTAATTTTATCACCATTAACGTTAATGACATTCGTATCAATACCTTTTGCTGTTAACCACTTCACCATTGTATCGGCATTGATAGCAAGCTTCGCAACGTCAATAGTAATTTTCTCCGCAGTTTGATTGATTGCCGAGATAATTTCTCCATTTTTGACGGTACTAAGAATGTTTTTCTCAGTAACTTGAATACGTCCTTCTAGACCTCTTACATACGTATCTTTAGCATATCTACCATCAGATTGAGTTTGTGTATATACTTCTGTTTTTGCAGCCTTTAAATCTAATCCTTTTTCATTGATAGTAAAACGGTTATCGATTTGGGTCATCTTTTGATTGTATTGCTCTGTTGCTAGTTTATTAGCTAACTCTCCAAGTAAATCTTCTTTATTTTTATTAACTGTATTCTTTAGATCAGGAATCTTAAATCCAGCAACATAATCTTCCACTTGCTTGATTGCTACTTTGCCTGAAATAGCTGTCGCTTGTTGTTCCAGTTTAGTGTTTGCTTCAGTAAGCTTCTTACCTTGATCGGATACTACATTGTTTAAATTACTAACTGTGGTAGATAGTCCGCTTGCTGTTTGCTCCACAGTGCTCATACGCTTATCAAATCCAGCTTGATTGTTTTGAACGTTTGTTACAGTGGTTTTAACGCCTTCCACACTTTTTTCAATATCTGTTGTTTTCTTGGTGAATTCATCAGCTGTTACTTGATTTTCCGGTGCTGGCATCCAGTCTTGCGGTTTATTCCCTTTATATAAAGCAACCCATTCAACTGTCGCTTTCGTTGTGTTTTGAGGGGCATTGTATAAAGACAATTTCTTCTCGTTACCTACCGTCGTTGCAACAGCTTTAAAGGTTACATAGGTAATACCATTGGCATAAATACTTGTTGCATAACCAACATTGTTTGAACCACCATTCTGCCAAATACCAAATTTCTGCCCTTGCGGAATAATACCTTTAATTACAAACGTATATTCCTCACCTGTAGAAAAGTTTTCGGATAGAGTATATTGATTGATTAAGAAGTCCGTTTTTTCATATTTAGCATTTGAATTTAATAAAAGGTTACGCCCTCCAGCTTTATCGTTAGCAACTTTCGTTTCTACACTTGTTAACTTCTCACTAATCTTCCCAGCTTGCTCTTTAATTTCAGTTGTTGTTTTTTTAAGATTATTTGTTGTTTGCTGCACATCAGAAATCGTCTTTTTTGTACCATCCACAGTGGATTCAACCGTATTTAATTTATTACTAATGTCATTATCTTTTTTAGTTAACGTTTCAATAGATTGTTTAAATCCATCTGCGGTTTGCTCTGATTTAGTAACACGTTCCGTAAGCTTTCCTTGTTCGTTTTGAACATTGGAAACAGTAGTGTTAATCCCTTTAATAGCAGTCTCGATTTCTACTGTTTTTTTAGTAAAATCCGTTGTTGTTACTTGGTCTTCTGGTGCTGGTGAATACTCTGTAGCAACGGTCCCCACTTCCACTTTCCATTCTTTAAGTTCAACAGTACCTTTAAGATCACGAATTAAAGAATTTGCTGTGATAGATTCGATCTCTTTATCTTTCATTTGATGTGTGAAGTTATATGACTTCCAATCAGAATCCGCGGGTAACGTAGTTTCGGCACGAATACCTAACCAAGAGGTTTCGCCGTCTTTATATTTAACAGTAAGTTCTAATCCCGCGTATGGTTTTCCCACGCCTTTAGAAACCCCTTTTGATTTAGCTTTTAAACTGATAGTAAATGATTTACCTCGTAATAGAAGGGGAGCGTCAGCCGTAAGCTTGAATGATTTACTTACAGAAACCGTCGGTGTAGTGTTCACGCCAGTTAGCGCATTATCAGTATTTAATAAGATATTACGCACACTAATTACCGTATTATCAACTTTCGTTTTAAGTTCAGTAAGAGTCTGCTCCGTACCATCAGCCGTTGTCTTAATCTCATTCGTCGTTTTCTTGAGAGATGCTGCTTCCGCCTGTATGTCAGAAATCGTCTGTTTCGTACCGTCAACCGTTTCTTCTACTTTGTTTAATCTGTTACTAGTAGTTCCATTCGCTGTATTTAACGATTCAATAGACTTTTTAAAACCTTCTGCTGTCTGCTCGGATTTAGTAACACGCTCACCGATCTTACCTTGTTCCGATTGTATGTTGGTAACTTCTGTTGAAACCCCATTAACCGTTTCTTCTATTGCAGTAGTCTTTTTGGTAAAGTCTGTAGCTGTTTGATTTACTTTAGAGTCCACTTGCGAAATGGTACGGGTATTACCATCAGCAGTTTGTTTTGCTTCATTAGCAGTTTTTGAAACTTGTGTTATGTTATTACCTAAATCAATTACGCTTTGTTTCTCTGCCTTTGATTTGATAGCTTCATTTGTTTGTTCAACGGATGTATTGATTTCTTGGAACTTCTTAACGTTTCCTTGCTTATCAGTTTCATATATTTGTTTACCGATGAATCCATTATTAATTTCCTCTTTTGTAAAGACGCCAGATTTATCAGCTTTATCTTTTATTTGATTCTTAACAAACTCCCCATCGACCTTGCCGCTCACATCTTTTTTGATATTTAAGATTTCACCAGAAATTGTCTCTGTATCTTTTTTAACGGCAGCTACCTTGTCATTCAGGGTGGCTTGTACCTCTTTTATTTGTGTATTAACTAAAGTCTCTGTTTCTGTTTTTAGCGTTTCTACCTTTTTATCAAGCTCTTGCTTGGTATTATTAATATCTTTTGTCACCTGTTCCAACGTTTCTTTCTTAACTGACTCCACATCAGGAACAACAGATTCCCAAGCTGTACCTGTCCATATTTTCAAAATACCAGGTTTACCATTGCTAATATCACGCCACAGTGTTTTATATGGTTTAAGACCACTTGTTGGTGGATTTTTTGATTCAATGATTTCTACTGTGTTATTTTTAACATTCTCTTGAACCTTTTCGGCAAGTGTCTTTGCCGCTTCTGATTCTTTCTTAGCATTATTAGCCGTTTCAGTAGCATCTTTCACCAATTTATCTAGTTGATCTAACATTTCTTGTTTATTGCCTAACGAACTAAGAATTCGATTGTAAATCTTTCTTAGTTCCTCATTCGGATCAACAATCTCTCTATAATTCCCATACACATATTTATCTTGCATAGGATTTTTGAATGATTCATCTCCAGCAATTGCTCTCGCTTCTAAATAAAGCTTTGGTGTAAACCCTGTATCTTTGATTCGGATTGTGTCGCCTTCATTAATTAATTCATGTGCTAAACCAAATACCCGTCCTATGGATGCTGCTTCTACCTCGTAGGAAACAGAAGCATATACACGTTTCTTCATTTCTATTTCCATTAAAGTTTTTAGGCGTTCAGGGGACATATTTTGCTCTTCTGTTTCTGGTGTGTAAAATCCGAATTTGTGCTGTCCTTTTTCGTTCCAACGTTGAAAAGCATCACTATCTGTAATATACGGGAGTCCATTATTAATCTTCTCTATCGTAATTACGTTATCGCCTTCACCCTTCACAAAACCAATTAAGGCTGTACAAATATTTTGTGAGTTTTCAATTCGCTTAATCCCAATTAAATCTTTACCAAGTTCAATTGTCTTCCCTGTATCTTGTCCGCGTTTTTTCACCATATCAACGAAACGTTCAATTTTATTACCTACAACTTCAATTCGATATTGAATTTCTAATCCAAATAAAGAAGCAATCTTTTTTAGAAAACTCAATGGATCAATAAATTCATCGATGGTCATTGAACGGAAACTTTCATAAGGAATATTCCCTTTTTTCCACTTCGTACCTAAAAGAGCAATATCTACAAACTCAGCAACTGTTTTTCCTTCAAACTTTTGCGGATTAATATAATTTGCTTTTCCAAGTAAAATCCATTCGCCAGATGCATAGGTTGTAAGTGATCTATCACTTGAGTTTTTCTCTGTTTCAGTAATTGTGTAAGGAACAATCCGACCATCTCGAACTTCTTTTAACACTAAATTTTGCTGTGTAAGAGTTGCGGATTCTTTTGTACCGTCGAAAACGGTGAAATCTAGCTTATCAACATTATTTTTAATTTCCCAACGTCGGTTATCATTCCAATAATCCTTCGGCTGAATAGCTCCTATGATTTGATCTGTTTGTGAATCAACAACATGTAATATTCCACTTGGTGTCCTCATCTATATCTCTCCCTAAACGAAACAGTTGCTTTTACATCTGGTGGCATAATATCAATTCGATTTTCACCACGTATCACTTTAGGGAAATCACTTAACAGGTCTTTTAAGTTAATTGCATCTTTTCCATTGATTGTGACAAGACTTCTTTCTGTATCGATAATAACTTTATCGCCCACATCAACTATAAATGGTTTCGTATTAGATGGTACTTTGTTGAGTTTCCAAATTTTCAAATCATCTATTTGCATGGTATAAACAGGTGTATTCCTATCCCATCGACAAATCGCAAGCATGACCTGGGCAACTTTTCGATTCGTCATCGGATTTTGATTATTACCTGCACCCGTATCAATCCAACGTTCAACTAATGAAGCATCATCTATTTCCGTACCATCTCTGAAACGAGCTACATAAACAGACCATTCATTCCCTCTTCTTGCAATACGCAATTTTCCATTAAAATTATTAAATGTATTAGGATGTGCTCCACTTGTATCAACTAATGTACGAGAGCTATTAGGTGTCCCTTGATTTCCAATTCGCATATGCGCTTTCGTAATTTCAACATCCCAATACAAATCATTCATATTAATACGAGTAACAACATTACTAGACTCATCCAAAAGAAGAACTTCCACACGTCCCATTTGATCTATATTTTTAGACTGTAAATGTACCCGTGCTTCTAACTCGAAATCCTGTAAAGGTCCTCCTGGAATGCTTTTCTTTGAAATACCTCCATGAAATCCCTTTGTCCCTTCCTCACCGTAATAGGGACAATACAAAGCTGTTCCGTCTTTTACTTTTAGTTCTCCTGTCCCTTGCATTTCCTCTACAAATCCCTTAACAGGAGTCCATCCTATAGTAGTAGACATATCATCCCACAGTACACGTTCTCGTTCTTGTATAGTTGCTTCTTGTACGGTTAATGGATAACCAAGTCGAAAGTAATTTCTTTCATGTGGATATGGACCAAACCATACATCTAAAAAAGTACTTGGTTTCGTTACATCTAGTTCAATTAATACTGGAGCTTCCACACTGCCCTTATTTATAAAATTAGAAGTAATCTCTGTAGACCAATTTTGTACAAATGGATGAGTTTGTACTTTCCCTAATTTATAAGGCATAGGACAAATAAACTTCAAAGTACCTTTACCCAGGGTAACAAAATCCTCCGGATCAAACTCTTCATCAATAACAGCCATATATGTTCGATCAGGGGTTACATCAAAGACTAACTCAACAACTTTTTCTGTAATTAACCAATCCGCTATTTCTTCTTTTAATGTTTCTAAATCTGCCCCATCTGGAACTATAATTCCAACCGGAACAGGTAAAACACGCATTTCGGTCTCTGTACTTAATAATCTTGCACCTGGATAACCAGGAACACTTAAAAAATTCCGTTTTAACGGAGCCCATGCAGGTCTTTTCCATCCCTTTTCTATCTGAATAAAATCTTTACGTATATTGTTAAATGAAAAAGAGCTCACGTTGACACCTCATTTCGTTTAAAAATAAAAGAGACTCAAACTTAAAAGTCTGAATCTCTCTGTGCTTCTCTTTCTTGATATTCAGTTGTATATCTATAAGTACCACGTGCCACGTCTCGTCCTTCTAAACTAACAGGTACTTCAACTACTAAATCTCCTCCAAGCATCGGAATGACTCCATTACCGCCAGATGATCCTGACGAATAATTAAACACTTGATTTGCAGCACTAGCTGTCATTGCTTGCCTACTGTTTGACATACTTCCGTATACACCACTCATAACAGTTTTTAATCCTGATAACTGGCTCATAGAACTATCCATCATACGACTCATATCACTCATTAATTGACTCATAGATCCAGTCGTGCTAACCATAGTTGCAGCAATTCCTGCACCAATATCTCCAAGCGTCTTTTTATTCAGCGGAAGCACTGCTTCTCGTCCCGCTTCTCCAGCACCTTGCAAGTTTCCACCATTCATTCCAAAGATAGTTGGTTTAGTGAAAATACCACCTTTTGCACGCCAATCAATATTGATTCCAGAAGGATAAGTAACATCTTTACCTAAAACGTTTTTCGTGCTTGTTTCCAAGCTGAAATGTGGAAGAGGTGGCATTTCAGGTTTTGGAATCTTTAACTTCAAGTCACTAAAGAATCCCTTAATCTTCCCAATAAACTTTTCTATGCTGTCAACTGCATCTTTTATTGGATCTACAATAAATCGTTTCGCTGCTTCAAATTTTTCTTGCGCTGCATTCTTTACCGCATCAAATTTTTCTTTAGCTGAGTTATATAAATCAGTGAATTTTTGCTTGGCTTGATTATACGTTTCAGTTACCGGATCAATCACGTATTTCTTTACTAAATTCCAAGCTGTAAGTGTATAAGATTTTATTGTTTCCCAATTACTTAATATCCAGTTTGTTAAATCTGAAAGCTTTTGTTTCGTTGTAGTCCACAATTCTTGTACTGGTTGAATAACATACTGTTTTATTAAATTCCAACCTGCTAGTGTATAAGATTTCGCTGTTTCCCACTGTGAACCAAGCCAAGAAACCAAATCAGAGAATTTTTCTTTCACCAAGCTCCAAGTCTCCTGTACTGGTTGAATAATATATTGTTTAAATAATCCCCATGCAACTTGTGCCACAGCTTTTGCAATTTCCCATTGTGTACCAAGCCAAGTGACCATTTCACCGATTTTTGTACTTACCCAGTTGTAAGCTTCTTGAATCGGTTGAATAATATATTGGCAGATTGCCGCCCATGCAATTTGTGCACCTGCCTGAATTAACAGCCAACCAGCTTCTAAAACGGTAGAAACCGCCGAAATAATTGGATCTAAAACAGTAAGAATTGTATTCCAAGTATCTTGCCAAGCTTGCGTTAACATGCCCCACAATTCGGTAGCTGTTGTAACTAAAGAAGTCCACCAAGAAGAAGCTGTTTCAACAATTCCAGACCATAAGCTACTAAAGAATTCGCCTATTGGGTCAAAGAAACTATGCATCATTTCAGTGAATGAAGCCCAGGCCCCAGAAAAAAATTCAACAATAGAATTCCATGCATCGCTACATACCTGGCCTATACCTGTCCATAAATCACTAAAGAATTGACCGATTGGATCAAAAAACTCATGCATTATTTCTAAAAATGAACTCCACGCTTCACTGGATGATTGAACTATACCGTCCCAAAGCTCTACTAAATATTCCGTAATAGAATTCCAAATATCTATAATCCATTGTTTAATGTCATCAAAGTTTTTATAAATCGTAAAACCTATGGCAGCTATAGCGGCTACGATAAGGGGAATAGCAGCAACAATTCCAGCCGCTGCAGCCGCTCCAATCCCGAAGATACTCATGACCGTCACAACTATAGGCGCAAGTGCCATAATCGCACCAGAAATCACACCGATAGCTACTCCGATAGCTGCTAATGTAGCTGCTAATTCCGGATTGCTAGAAATCCATTCAGCAAATTTAGAAACCAGATCTGCTATAACTCCAAGGACTGGTTTAAGCGCCATCTGTAAATCGCCCATGGCTTTTTGAAACTTAACAGCTGGACTTGCATCCATTTTTTTAATAGATTCATTTAATTGGTCTTGATTGTTCTTAAAGTCTATTGTTTTTTGTGATGCGCCTATTAATGTATTAGTGATATTTTGACCTTGATCTTCATACATAGTTGCTAGAACTTTAACTCCGACTTGGTTCTTTTTAATAGGGTCTTCTATTCCTTCAATCGCTTTAGCTACTTCTACCATGGCTTTCGAGCCTTCACTTCCGCCTTTAGCGACAGATGCTCCCCACTTTTCTATTTGTTCTGCGGCAATTCCAGAACCAGCAAGTGCTTCTTTTAAAGCTTTATCTGCTCCTTGAGAAAATTCAGCTAGTTTGATCCGTCCTTCTTTCAATCCATCTAAGAGATTATCAATCATTTATATTCAACGTGATTCGCAACGTCACGCCCGTTCTCTTATGAACTGCTATACGTCACCGTATAGATTAGACTATATCTTCAACTACTTGAGTTGCTCCCCGTTTCGAGTATCATTTGCTTACACCCTACGTCTTTCGACTAGTCGTTGCACGTTCCTTAATAAAAAGGCTTCGCTCAGTATTGTCTCTTTTGAGAGTTCCACTGAATTAAAGGAGTTTTTCATTGAATGTCGCCATACAAGGGAACTATAATCTAATTCCAACTACCCGTTTCAACGCCTGCTTCCATAATCGCCTGAACTTCTTCAGCCTTAAAACCTGCACGAGTCAGCTGACTTCCATATTCGGCAATGATATCTAGTTGCTCTGGTGGAAATCCCATTTTTAGCAACGCATCAACCATACCAAGAGCACTTTCTTGAGATATCCCTAATTCGTTTCCTATTTCGTATGTTTCTTGAATTAACTCTGTGTAGTCTATGCCCTCATAAGCTTGAGATATAACGGCTGCCCCTTTGGCAATCGATGCATTCGCTTCATCACTAATGTCTTTATTTAAAGCCCATTGTCTACGTACACCAGCAAGTGATTCTTCAGCATCCACCCCATAAGCGGTAACACCCCTAATAGCTTCTTCTACTGATTTTTTCGAAGACTCTGGAACATCAAAAGTAATATCAATTTTTGTTTGTAACTTAGATATATCCATTGCTTTTTCAATCGCAGTTGCAATACCACCACCAGCAGCCACACCACCTATGACGTTTTCTAATCCTACCTTTAGTCCTTCAAACTTCTTCTCTGTTCTGTCGGCTTCTTGCTGTAAATCCCTTAACTCATTTCTAACTTGTTGTATTGAGTTGCCAGCATCCACAGAACGAAGAGCCCGTTGTAACTTTTCAATATCCGCTTCTGTTCCTAATGCTTCTCGTCCAATAAGACCAATCGCTTGTTCCAACTGCCTGCTAGTAGCTGTTCCGCTTTTAATTGCATTCACAAGACGATTTCCTAATGCCCCTGCAAAATCATCAACGCTTTTTCCTGTAGCGCTAAACAATGTTTCTAATTGTCTTGTTGAACTTGCTACACTTTCTTGCTCAGCTTTCATGTTTCCAAGCTTATTTTTCAACCCGTCAAGTGATCCTTGTGTAAATTCAATTTCACGCCTAAACGAGCGGTATTGTTCTTCAGAAATCTTTCCATTTTGAAATTGTTCCTGAACCTGTTGTTCCGCTGCTTTCAATTTATCTAGCTTTTGTGTTGTATTTTCAATTTGTTGTGTAAGTAACTGTTGCTTTTGCGCTAATGCTTCCACATTTCCTGGATCAAATTTTAATAGTCGCTCAACATCTTTAAGCTCCTTAGTTAAATCATTACTACGTTTATTAACATCTTTTAAAGCATTTTGAAGCCCCGTGGTCTCTCCACCAATTTCAATCGTAATCCCTTTAATTCTTCCTGCCATATTTTCACCTCTCTTTCTTAGAAAGCATTAAAGTCTTTTTGAGTCGCTTTTCTTACTTTGTCTTTCTTCGGATTTTCCATTTCAGCAAATTCAGCAATATAATCAAAGCAATCACCAACAGTCATAACTTCTAAATCTCCATGTGTCAGCTTCGCTTTATAACAAAGAGCAAGGAACGTATCGGTTGTTAATTCGTCATCACCGATTGCTCCTTGCTCTTCATCATCTTCTGTTATTTTTTTTTTGCTCCCATTGTACTTTGAATCATGTCATTAATTTCTGGCATGATATCGTAAATAGGAAACTCGTCAAATCCATCTAGCCATGTAATTGGATCCGGAAGATTTGGATCTGCTGTTTTTGCATATAACCAAACTAAATCGTAAATAACTTCGAAGTCGACGTTCTTAAAATCTGCGGTTGATAGGTCGATAGTGCCTTGTGACTCATCTTGCGAGGTAAATGTACCGATAGCTCCTAATGCCATCATATCTGCGAATAAATCACGTCTGAATTGTGCCTTATAGCGTTTAACTGTTGCCGCTGTACCTTTTAATCGAACTTGTTTTCCATCAATTGTAATTGTTTTTTCCATTTATAATTACGCTCCTTTTGGTGCTGCTGGTGTTTTTACATATACTTTTTTGTACCAGTCGTTATAAATTGCTTGAGTTGTTTTAGCAGTCGTTTTCGTTTTAACCATTGGTCTTCCACCAGGTGCTAAAACAATCGGGCTAGAAACAAACTTCAGTTCATTTGTATTTGGTTCAGCAGAACTTGTTTTTGTTTTAGATGCAATCGTTGGACGACTTGCTGAACAGTTATACATAACATGACGGGTTGCGTTCACATCACCATCAAACTCAAATAGTAATGCGAATGGTTTTCCTTTTGCATCAGCCAATTCATTTAATACGCCATCCGTTTCGTCTAACTCCTCACCAAGTGCATCAATAGCAAATTGCTCTGGAATAGTCGCAATGGATAACGTTCCATCATAACCTTGGTTGTTACTTGCCGCGTAATAAAGCATGTCATCTGCATAGAATTCAATTAAATCACCGCGTGGCTCAAAAGTTAGTTCAACTCCACCAGGTAATGGAATTGGTGTCCCGAATTTAACTAAAAAATCCTTAGTATCTAATGGTACATAATGTACATTTTTCAAACCGAATGTTACCTTATTTTCATTCATTTACATCAACCTCGTTTCATAAAATTTTTGATATAGTTTTTCAGATTCAATAAAAGTCTCGTATGAATCATAAGGAATTTCATGATCGTCTAGGACTTTTTCAAGCTTGGCTTCTGCAACTAAATCTTTTCTAGTTGTATAAAGCTCAATATTTAAATCGTTTATCTTGTGATAGACCTTGTTATCAGCAATTAAGTTTGCTGAACCATCCACAAGGAAACAGATATAAGGTGGCGCTGGAACTGGATTACCTGATGTTGCTGTGAAATGCGAATAAGCCACAGGATAACCTGTAGCTTCAATAATTTTTGTTAATTCACCTAATGTCATTGCTGAATTGTCCTTTCGATACGTCTTGGCAATTCGTCAATTACATACTCTTCAATTGGACGAATATGCACTTGCGCTGGAACTCGACCACCACCAACTGTGGCATGTCCATTTTCTAAAAGATGTGTTAATTGTCCTTTTGTATTATGAATAACAACGGATTTCCCATCTTTTTTCTTACGCCATCCTTTACGATAATCACCTGTTTTTTTAGGACCACTTTGCTTTAACTTACCAACCGCAACATCAGCAACTTCTTCTTGTGCTGTCATTAATTCTTCTTCCACAACATTTGCATATCTTTGTAATTCTCTAGCAATCTCACTCGCAAAATCGTTCATACTAAACATGCTCCTTTGCGATAATGGTCAATGTTTGATACATTTCATCATCATTCATTGGCGGTTCGATTATATCAAAGATACGACCATTCATTTTAACCCGCATTTCTTCTGTAATTCCCGATGTATAAGGAATTACAAACCGATAAATCCGAGTAGCTTGTGAAGCTGAAGCTTCAATATACTCAGAACCTTTTACCGTTTTTATCATCGACCATGCTTTTTTTACTTCTTGCCAAGATGTTTCAATTACTTGGTTTAATTCATCTTTTATTACTACAGGTTGTTCAATGATAATTCGATTTCTAAAATCACCTGTATTTAGTGGTTTTTTGTACTGAAAAGGACGCATATTAATCACCGTCCAATATAATTTCTTCTAAGGCTTTTTCAATACTGAAACTATTAATCATCGTTAAAAAATTGCTATTAAAATACTCAAGTGCATCATTATAGGCATAACGAGAGCGCTCAAAAACTAATTCTTTGAACGCTTCATCATTATTTATGTCATATGACCCACATACTCTTATTAATTCTTGATTAGATGCAAAAAGGATACGTCTTAGGTTATCATCTTCATCATCACCTAAGCGCATCCTATCTTTGAATTGCTGTAATATTTCATTTGAAATTACTGTATTCATTCACATCATTCCTTATTTAGTTGCTGGTGGTGCTGGTGTAAATGAAATCTTTAAATCATATACAATTGCCGCTTTATTATCTTTTGGTTTACCGTTAGCAAACTGTTTGATTGTATAAAGCGTTGCATCTTCAATCGCTAATGTTTGGTCAAACGATTTAAGCTTATATCCACCAGCAATTGCTGCAAGATATTGACCCTTCACAAAGAATAACGCTTTACCAACTGGCACTTCTTCAGATTCCACAGTTTGAATGTTATAAGGTAATGCCATTACCCATTGGCCAGTTGCTGTTTGAATTGTATTACGTGCTTGTACGCCAATTGCATCCACAGGATTGACAACCATCACGATTTTATTTAATACTTTGCGGGATTTTCCTTTTCCATCAACAGATAAAGCTTTTACCACTTCATAAAGCTCACCAGCAATTACTTCACCATGTTCAGATGGAGCGAATGTTAATGTGCCGGATGATTTTTTATCTGTTACTGCATTTGTAGTAGAGTTAAAATCTTTCATTAAACCGATTGGCTGATTTACCCCAGTACCATTAACAAAACCGTATTCTAAACCAACAGAATATGATTCTACTAATAAAGTTCGAACATAACGTTCAACCCATTCTGGCCCAAGTTCTAACATATCATTTGGAATAGCCGCAAACGCAGTTAATTTAAGTTGGCCAATTTGTTCTTCTCGGAATGCCGCATTTACTTGACCTTTAATTTCACCGAATAAAGGACCCCATACATACGCTTTAGTTGCATCAGAGTAGATGAACTTTGTAACAGCTCCTAAATCTTGTAATCCTACAGCATCTAGTAATGGATGTTCTGTGACTAAATCTTCAAATACACGTTCTTGTGTAGTTTTAGGAAGAATAGAATCATCCTTAAATCCACCTTCTTGTACAACCGCATTGAAGAATTTTGTTTCTGCCGAAGTCAGGACGTTTTGACCACGTTGCTGCAGAATGGAACGATCAAGCATATCATTATTTACTTGCTCACGAACTGAGTTCGCTACATCCGTTTGTAATGCATCAAAGAAATTTTCAAATGCTGATGTTTGTTCTTGTTCTGTACTTTCGGCGTTTGTTAAAGCATCCGTTAATTTTGCTTTGGCCTTGCTAAATGCTTCAGATTTATTGAATTTAATTGTCATTATGTGTTTCCTCCATTTTTTATAAATTTAAAAAGAGCCTTTTCAATCCGTTGTTTTTAACAGGTTTCGGATTCGGCTCTTTTGATTTTGGTTCTGTATTAGTTTGTAGATCATTCAGGATTTCACTTTTTAATCCTGATAATGCAGCATTTAAATCATCTTTTGTAATGCCTTCAGTTTTCCCTTTATTAAGTGTTCCGTTTCTAAAACCATCGATTACTTTCTGTGGAATCATAGCAGAAACGGCACCTGAAGCAGTCATTTTAACCGGATTATCCATAAACATGATTTCATCCACAAAGTTGTTTTCTAATGCTTGTTGTGGCCCCATCCATGTTTCTTCAGCCATCATATTAAGTAGTTCCTCTTCGGATTTACCACTTTTAATGACATATGCATTTACAATTGCTCGATCTGTCGTCTTTAGCATCTCAGCAGCCTTTTCCATATCACGATGATCTCCACCGTTCCACATAGAAGCATTGTGAATCATAATTTGTGCTGTTGGTGAAATTCGAACTTTATCACCAGCCATTGCAATAACAGAAGCTGCGCTTGCAGCCAAACCAACAATTTGAACTTCAACCTGGCCCGGATAATTTTTTAATGCTGTATAAATCTCTGATCCTTCGTGTACATAACCACCAGGACTATTAATTGATACGATTAAATCCTCACCATTGGCATTTGTTAGTTTTTTTGCAACCATACCTGGACTTGTTGCATCCATTTCAAACCATTCATAAATCCAAGCTTCATCACTCGAAATGATTGGACCTTTAATATCAAGCTTCACCGTCATTTACTTTCTCACCTCCTTCACCTATATTCATTTCAGCGTAGTTCTTCGTAATATAATGTTTGTCCAAGTTCGGATCATTCGAAACTTCATATCCGGCTTCTAATCTCATTTCATTACCTGTAAATGCACTAGAAGAAATGAGTTTATCAATGCTTGTCGCAAGGTCGAATATGTTCTGATAAGATACAGCTTTAACTTCAATCTTTTGCCCTTCAAGGTACTCGTTCATTTCAAAAAATTTAACGTTTGCTTCATCTGAAATCTTTTTTAATAAAGGTTTCACTGTGAAAAGCATGTAATTCTTCGTCTGCTTCTCTACATCAGCCATTTCGCCATATAACAAAGCGGTCGGAATACCAAAAGCCATTGCTACTTGATTTAAAAAACCATTTGTTACTTTGTTTATTTCATCCACACTTTGACCTGAGTTTCCACCGCCCGATGTTTCAGCGTATTTGAATCCAGGTTGTTGTGGAATGATAGCAACGTCTTTTTCTCCAATCGCTTTATACATGTTATCAATGAACTCTTGCAGCTTTGATTGATGCTCTTTACTTTTTGCAGCAAGCATATCCATATCCACTGTTCCGCGAATTTGATTTTTACGTTTTTGTGAGCTTAATATCCTACCGAATAAATCACCATAATCAGTAAAAAGACCATCAATAAGCGGTGATAATTTGTCATTTCGATATTTCAAATGAATAACTTCACTTTGCTTAAAACTTCTCTTAAACTGATAATCTTTTACAGTGACATTTGTAAAAGTATCTTCAAAAACAGCGTATTCGTTATGATCAAAATCATCAGCAATAAGTAAATCACCATCATCAGCTTGTATAATTAAAGCTTCATTATCATAAATAAGCTTGTAAATATACTTTTCCCAAAAGGTACTTGCTGTCATATTCTTATTTGGTCTAACATTTAATCGATAGTAAAGTTCATTTTTTTCAAAGGCTTCACCGTTTTTCACTCTAAATTCGGACTGACTTATTGTTCTTCCTAAAAAAGAAATACATGTATCAATTGCTAATCGCTTCATGTGGACTCTATTTGTCTTATCGATAAACATTTCCACATCAAACATAAATCCTAATTCACTATTTCTTTTAAATACTGCATCTAGCCATCCAATGATTATCACCCCCTTTATTAGAATTTAATATCACCTATTATAAAATCTGTAGATTTTTGTATTTCATCAGCTCGATAAAGAGCATGTACAAAACATTGGAATCCATCAGTTTTTCTACGTACTGGCTCTTTCTTTTCGTACACTTTATTCCCATCACCTTTTATAAAAACCAATACGTTTTGTGTATACCAACGCATCATAGGATTATCATCAAAAATAATTTGTTTATTTGCAAATGCCATTTCGATACGAGGTGCTAGTAAACTATGAATCGCTCTAGGATTTCTTATAACTTCTATTTCAAATCCTTCAGCTTCTAATAATGGTCTTATTGCCTCCATACGGAAATTATCAGCAATAATCTTTTTCAATCCATAAGATTCACGCATTTCAACAAACCAATTAACAATGTGCTGAGGATTAATAGTTGGTTCATCCACAACGGTTAGTAAGCCTTGTTCTTTCCACTCTTTTATTGGTGCGAATTTCTCTTTTTTATACTCATTCGCTTTTTTAGAATAACCATAGTAAATATTAACGAACTCTTTACGAACAAAGGAATGCGTTTTAAAGATATATTCACCATCTACTCTAAATAAAAGACCACAAGCAGCAAAATCTCTAATACTTGCAAAGTCTAATGCTCCAATACATTCCCGACCATATAAATCAGGAAATGGACGATTTGTAGCAACTATTTCCTCCCATTTCGCAACCGAACGTTCTAAATCCGAAACAGGTAAATTCATACGTTTTGTCATGAATTCGATTCGGTTGTCAGGATCGTCTTCCAAATCCTCATATTCTTCCTTCATCGTTTCAAATAAACCTTCAGCATATTCACTTAGCGGTTTTGACAGCATAGGATTCGCCATTTCCCAAACATCGATATTATCGACTTCTTTTTCATCATTTAATTTACAAATGAACGGAAAAAGAGCGTTAGGACGTGCTTCACCATTTAAAACTTTCCTTGCTTTTTCTTTTAATTTATCTAGGAAACCATCACGTACATATCCGTCTGTACCAATATAAAACTCGCGGGGGTTTTTCCTTTTCCCCAAGCCGCTGATGTGGACACGGACATCTTTATTACTTTCATATCGATGTATTTCGTCGAAAACAACCGCTCCATCTCGCAAACCATCTTTTGTATCTCCGTTTGATGTTCTAAACTTCAGTACACTTGCAGTAGCTTTTGAAGTGGTTTGTGTTTCCGTTGCTTTAAAAGCCTTTTTTAATGTTTCATGTCTACGAACAGTTTTCTTTACTTCATCAGGACTTGTTTTTGCTTGTTCTTCACTATTCGCAACAACAGATATGTTGTATTCTGGTATTCCATGCAATTCACTGATTAAAAAATGAGCAATTACTGATATCAGACCGTTTTTACCACCGCCACGTCCTAACATCCACAGGAATTTACGATAAAACACACGTCCGTTTTTCTTATAAAATAAAAAAACGAAAGCAATTAAGAATTTTTGAAATGGCTGCAACGGAAAATACCACTTCTCACCGAAATTGATACAATCCTCAATTATTTCATCATCAAAATACAAATCGTCTCTGTTTAAAACATGTTTTTCTAGATATTCAATTAACAGTTCTCTTTCTTTATTGAACTTTACTTTCCCACTTCGATAAAGTTCAATATATTCTTCCACATACTTTTGCTTAATCATGTAAGATCACTTTTGCTATAACCTGTATTAGGGATAGTATTCTTAACAACAAACTTTATATCTCTCCCTAACGCAATTAAAGAACTGTTAATTTTATTCCTCTCACTTATAAGAGGGTGGGCCTTAACGAAAACTTGAGTTCCATTTTTAATTGTTACAGATTCCCCTTCTTTAGTTATCGTTTTATTAATTTTTCGAAATGCTTTAACTAGATCAATATAGCGTTCTACCTTTTCAACTTCAACTAAATCTGTCGTATCAATACTATTCATAAGCTGTTCCTTTAACCTTACAATACTAACAGCCATCTACCCACCCCCCCCTTACGTGCGTAATTACGAAAAAAACCTGACAGTTAACCCCCTCCTCCGGTGCCCCTTTGACCAAAAATCATTGGAATATTTTAAGGGGGGGGTGCTACCATTTCTCATCATTCTCCCATTTATTTACCTTCTTAATGAACACCCTACCATGCTCCTTGTTATGGCAATCCATACATACCGTTTCAAGATTATCTATTTCTAAAGCAAGTTCAGGATTATGCTCAAGCTCTTTGATATGATGGACAACGAGTTGAATCTTCTTACGCTTCGCACTCTCACTGTACTCATTGGTATCTGTTTGTACACGACCGTTGCGTTTACACTCTTGGCATTCATAGTTGTCACGCTTCCTTACTTGTTCCCGTATACTCTTCCACTCACCACTGTCATAGAACTTACGCTTCTGTTGTTTGGTCTTATATTCCTTAATCACAACAACTACCAGCAAACCAAATCATTTCAGCTTCCAACATTCTTCTTCGATGTCCAACTAAATCAGGATTACAATTGTTTATTACTAACACATGCTTCTTCACTTTCATCAAGTCCATACTTATTTTGTATGTATCTTCACTTGTATCAGCAATTTGTACATCTTCCTTTTGCTTTAATGCTTCAATCAGTTCCTCTGATGAGAATTTAGATAGAACCTCTAACACATCTTTATCTTCAACTCTTTCTACATACATTCCGTTCATCTATCTTCACTCCTTATATATAAAATAAAAAGCACCCGAATGAATGCTTTTTTCATTAAGTATTAATTTGTACTTTAATTACGGTAAATGAAGTTTTATTCTTCTTCCAATCACCTAATGTTACAGCATCAATTTGCTTACTCATTATTAAGTAACTAGAAGAAGAGCAAAAGCCCTTCTCCGTTTACACAACATGAATTGCACTTGAATTTGAAATCAAGAAATAACTGTTCATCCAATCTGCAATCATCGCCACCGGTTATGACAATCCATTTTCAGTTAAAAGGAATTTTGTGAGCAATGTTTTCCGCCACTACTCACAATACAAATATATCACGTTAACTCCAAAACAACCGGCACATTTCCTGCCAAAAAACGGCCATAATCCTGTCACTTTTTATCATCGAATTTACATATAATAACAATGGAAATAAGTGCAATTATGCTAACAAAAGAAGGGATTATTTTTAATTCCTATCTTTTTTGGGTGTAGTATTTATGAAACTAGAGATATCAAAGAGGTGTATATCAATAAAGACTGACTTTAGTTTTCATCATTATCATTTTCTGATTTCGTACCAGTATCTCTAAAAAAATTACCTGCTAAATTAAGTAGTTTTTTCCCACCTTCACTATCCAAAAGATTCATTAAAAATACCGGATCTTGAATTTTTTTAATGAGAGCTTGCATAAATACGGATTTAGCAACACTTAATATCTCTGTGGAAGTTATTTTTATATTAAAATAAGGAATGTTAATTTGAAATGGGGAATAGTCGGATGAATTGTTTTTCTGTTTTTTTAATGTTTCATCAGTTGTTTCATTAGCCGTTTCATCAGTTGTTTCATCGGTTGTTTTAGGAAGTGTAACGGCTTCGACCGCTAATATTCGAATTTTCTTTTGAGTTACTTCGTTTATTGGAATAGATGAAGATTGGTACGAAACATTTTTATGAAAATATGGGCTAGATCCCATTTTTTTCTCCTTTCACAACGAACATATTGTTTATCCTAAACATATATTAAATCATATTAATGAAGGATTACTTCACACTATGTGAAGCAACCCTTCATTTAATCTTGGTGATATAAGAAAGGTGTTACTTAAGCACCACCATATCCGCCCCAGCAGCTTCCTATAACAATAACAAACAAAATAAACAACACGATTAGTAATGCATATCCTCCATAACCACAACCATCTCCTTTTTCTGTAGCCAAGATAAACTCCTCCCCTCTAGAAAAAAATGAACTTCATAAACTAACAAAAATAAAAAGCTCCAATGATAACAAGCAAAATAAACAACACGATTAGTAATGCATATCCTCCATAACCACAACCATTTCCATATCCTTTTTCTGCAGACAAGATACTCCCCCCTATCCTATAAAAAGATGAATTTCATAATACTAACAGAAGTTCTATTAATACAGCTCGTACTGAAAGCAAGTTAACATAAAATGATTTTTTCATTGCAATCATGTTGTACTTGCTTATCACTACACTGACACTATATGTATTGGAGTGTAAACGGTTATGTGCTTTTATATTAATTTTTCCATTTTTGAGGAAAATGCCATCGACCAATTTATAAATTGTTACATATAAATTAATCGTTTTATAGTTTCCCATTTGAATTCAATCATTCATATCTTTTTGCTCTACTTTGGCAATTCGAAATCATTATCTTCTTAAGATATACTATTTTCACTAAGTAATTAATATATTATTTCAAGTTCTCTATGAATTACCCATATCTTATATTGTGTGTAACTGACCCTTTCGCTAGAGCCCTTGATATTCATAGCTTCATAAGCCTTCCCCTTTTGAGTTACACAACACATAAAAAATGGGTAATTATAAAAATCAAAAAAAAAAGGATGTCGCTATATTTTAAATTTAATCATAGCTTTATCCATCGCATCTTGATTGACACCTATGTATCTTAACGTAACCCTTTCAGATGAATGATTAAATATCTCCATAAGTAAGGCTATATTCTTCGTCTGCATATACATGTGATACCCAAATGTCTTACGTAATGTATGTGTTCCTATCTCATCTAATCCAAACTCTGCTGCTGTACTTCTAAGTATCTTATATGCCATGCTGCGTCCAATCGGTTTATTCTTTCCTTCACGACTCTTAATTAAATACTCATCGTCCTCTCTCTCTTCAATGTACCAACGTAGTTCTCTTTTTAATGCTGGAGTCAATTGAATACGTTTCTGTTTGTCTGTCTTCTTTTCTCTCATTGAAATATGACTTCCTTTTAAATCACCAACTCTTAACTTTAAAATATCACTAATCCGTAAACCTGTATTAATACCCATTACAAACAAAATATAATTACGCTCATTGTTTTCTTTCAGATATTCTTTAATCTGCTGTATTTGCTCCGGATTACGAATAGGTTGAACAAAGTTCATAGGTCCTCCCCTCCATTTTGCGTTTCTATTTCATACGCTTCTAATCTAAGAGCAAAAGCTAAATTATAAAATGCTCTGGACTTCCAACGGCGATAAGTACGTTCAGCCATCCCGATCTCGTTATAAATCATATAATCACATACGTCTTCTTCTTCTAAATAACGCTTATTAATGATATCCCTCTGAATTCTTCCTGCACGTCCATTACCCAAACGACTTAAAAATTGATCAATGCGGAATGACATATTTTTAAGGTATTGCTCACGTTCACTACGCTTTATATTTTCTAAAGCTACATCTTCTAATGGATTTCCTACTGTATTTGTAGGACCATGATATCTCACTTCATATGAAGGAGTAACTTTCATTTCTTCTCGAACCATTCCGAACTGTTTATAAATACGTACTTCTTCAAGAAGTCTTTCTAATTTCCCCTGAGTTGCTGCACGGTCGATTTTAGATAAGAAAGTTAATTGATTCATATATAAACGCTCCTTGTCTATTTTGTTAATAAAAAACAAAAAGCGGACACCAAACTACAGAGCAATATTGTTAATGCTCTTCATAGTTCAGTGTCCGCTGGTTCTTCCAGTAGGACTATATGTGTAATTGGTATTATTATATCATTTTCTCATATTTTAGTAACTGACTAAAATTTAACTTTAATTTATAAAACTACGTATGCTTTTTTTAACTTTGCAAATAAAATTCACCTTCTATGACGAGCAATCATAGGAGGTGAATTTATGAATGAAGAAAATATTATTTTACGTGGAGCTACTGTTTAATCAAGTTTAATTGGTTCAACACTCCCACCTATTCCCCCATTCACTTTACCAACAGGTCCAACAGGAGCAACAGGTCCAACAACGTTAAGGAAGGTGTAAAAATGAGTGACTTTAAAAAGAAATTTCATATTCCGTGTGATTGTTTTCTTCCCCCTGTACCCCCAGCTCAAATTGGACCTACTGGACCTACTGGGCCAACTGGACCTACCGGAGCTACTGGACTGACTGGGACTGGAACTACCGGAACTACTGGACCTACTGGACCTACTGGACCGCCAGGAGGACCGTCTGGACCTACCGGAGCTACTGGACCTACTGGACCTACTGGACCTACCGGAGCTACTGGAGCTACTGGAGCCGCTCAGATGGTAATTTATTTAGCTACTGATCAGCCAATTGCTAATAATCAATTTTTTGGTTTAGGTACTGCACAAGCAGATTTTGTAAGAAATAATGTGGTTATACCACAAACAGCAACAATTACTGGTATAGTTTTTAGTATTCGAGATGAAAATTTAGTTGCAGGAGCTACTGTATCAGCTGAAATTGTTGTAAGTGATACATGCGCTACTACATCAACAAATACAGGTATTACAGCAACTGTAGTAGGTACAGGTTCTCCTACTAATTGTTGTGCAGTTGGTACTGGTAGTTTTCTTGTTGAGCAATGCGATTTATTATCAGTAAGGGTTACAATAACAGGAAGTGGAGCATTAATGCGTGGTGCTGCTGCCACTATTTTATTTGCTAACTAACCATATTTTTTATCTATCTTTTGCTGGCGAATCCCATAACTGTTAAAGAGAGCCTTCTGGCTCTCTTTTCATATTAGGAATCACCATACACTCCCATACGCTGAGCGCATTCCTGTATAGTCCCGATACATATGAGCGATTCACCTTTGTAAACGGCATACTCCTTTAGGTACACTATTCCGCTCCCCAGCCATAAAATAGTGTTTTTATTAAAAAACTTCTCACATTTAAATTGGACAAGCATATGTTATTGTATGGGGACTCCCCACTTATAGAAAACTATCTTTCTATTCTAAGAGCATGCATATATGTGTGCTCTTAGATTGTTTACAATGCAATAAAGAGTTTATTAATTTTCTCAATTCACTACTGGAAAAGCATTAATAAATATATCTGCATATTTATCGAATATAGTTTTGAATTCTTATAAAACTATATGATTTTGGAGCTGGTTAATACGTTACAAAAAACTGACCGTATTATCATTATGGTTCCTCCACTTTCACAAGTGTTTGTTACATTTTTCTCATCATCAGGAGAACATATTTCATCACAAGTTTTGTCTAATACATCTCCATACCCTGTATCAATGTATGCTCTTAATAAACTTGAAAGTGAACTATTTGAAGTTGAGTTAAAACCAATACCACTTCATTTAGACTAGGAATAATGGGAATCCCTTTACAACTCCCATAAGGAACTAAGCCGGTAGTCTTTTTAAAATAACTATTTTGTTCGCATTAGTCAGAGGTATGCATATACTGTGGTATACGATATGCGATAGCATTTACACGGCCCTCTTATAGGGCTTTTTTATTTTTATTCGGTATCGTTGCGATAGGTAAGACTTTGAAGTTATCTCCATCTTTTCCCCCGCTTAACACTGTACGTGCGACTTTCATCGCATACAGCGTCCCATCTTATTCTTCTATACTAAAGTAACTAGATTACAAACAATGTTGTACTCACCAACGTATTAATTCCCCTTTCTTACGAAAGGTCACATCATCTTACTCGATCCTGTGAGTTACATCTAGTTAATTTAGTTTTCAAAGAACAAGACTAGGGACTATCCCTCCACATTTGTTACATGCTTCTTCGGTACTATGTCCCCACCTTCACAAGAATGAAGCAATTTCGGTTCGTTAGAACCTTATATGCACCTGTCTGCTAGTAGGCGTTGATGACAGTTTCTTGCTTACCACGTTCCAATTGACTTAGCTATACATATATCCTTAGGTGCTTGCTTTAAGCCTGTTATCTTTACACCCTCATCGTTAGATGTTCCGAATTTCATATCATTTACTCTTACTTTTCGGTAGATAACGTCGTCATTGACGACATACACATTTCTAATGTATTAAGCGTTTAGACCCGTACATTCGCAAGTTCGCCAGTTCATTTGGACATTCTCACCATAGATATTTTGTAGCATCCCGACCTATCCATCACCATATGATTTTTCACTTAGGTTTTGTTCAGCCGACTTCACCTAGCTTCATACAATTTGTGACTACTATCACGCCTTGCATGTAGGAGTATCAGATAAGTAGTTTCAGCTCAACCTGACGGCTTTCATTCCTACTTTCAGTCAATCAGTTGTTGTTATCAAATTGATAACCCTCCTATTTCGTGTTTGCACACTTATGAGGAAACGTGTCGCACAAATAACGCTTTTGTTTAAACTTCTTATCTTTGTATCACTCATTGATATACAAATACATATTCTATATAGATTATTATTTGATAGAACTTACTCCGCAAAAGAGCACCGTTCAAAGGTGCTCTTTTTTTACATATACTAATTAATTATCCCAAGCACATTTCAAAAACGTTTCGTATGATATGGCGTATTCCTTTCTTTAAAAAGATAAAACTCGTCACGAGAGCACTTTTATGAATTGCTCTTTTGGTGTTTCAAATTAATACAAAATGAAATTTTTATTAAGTTCACTTCCGTATAACTTTTCCAATCTTGTTTATACTATAGCTGTAACTTAAAGTTACAGATCATTACTTGTAGGGCCTAGTTACAGATCATTACTTGTAGGGCCTAGTTTCTTTTGTACAACAAGTAGTTAGCTAATTGAGCTAGCTGCTTTGTTTTTTAACCATTTTTGTAGGAATACAATTTATATGCATAATTTCTGAAGTGAGATCTATACTATATTTAGGTCTAAGGTCTTAACATCTAAAACCCTTATTTCAGCCTTAGACCTAATCAAGCGCTCCTCTCTCTTCCTTGAGGCTAAGCGGTTAGCTTTTGCTAGCTGCTTTTGTAATTTATCTGAATAAAATCCCAAAACTTCCACATAATATCTACAAGTTGTTCAATTCCTGAATAGCGACCTTTTTCTTTTTTTAACAAGTTGCAATGGAGCAGTTAGCTTTTGCTAGCTGTTCTTTTGTTTTTTATTATCACCTTTTAGTTTGTTGCTCATATATTAGTCTTGAATGGCGATTCATTAGGCATAGAACTACCTCTCAAGGAGCGCTAGATAAAGGCGCTCTTTTCTGCATGTGTACTCTCAATTTAAATAGCGTTTTGGTTCAAAATGATGCCCCATTCATTTGGACACATTTACCAGTATTTTTACCAAAAAATTCATGATATGGTTAATTAGTCGAGTACGTCATTACTTGACGATTACCCTTAGAAGCCCCGCAGACAAACGGGGTTTCTTTTATTTAAATAGCTTTTTGGTTAAAAAACCTTTCACACTTAAACTAGACAAGCATATGTTATTATACGGAGACTCTCCACTCATAAAAATCTACCTTTCTTGTCTAAGAGCATGCTTATATGTGTGCTCTTTTTTACTTACTATGAAATAAAGATTTTGTTGTAAAACTGCACAGACCTACACAGCATACATACACTATCATGTGGTATTCTTTTTCAATTTTCGTTTGACTTGAGGAGCGCCTTGGAAAGCGCTCTTTAGTTTTCAAATAAAAATTCTGGTCAAATGATTCACTTACTTAGAAAAAGTCACATATATTATCATGTACTCTTTTACAATAAGAGTCTTGGTCTTAAGAGCACTTGTAAAAGTGCTCTTTTAATTTATTTAGATGTGTCACCTTTTACATACAGCAAACATAAAATAAACTGACAAGACATAGTTGCTTTATAATCGTGTACATTTTTTGTACACGATTTCTTTTTACTAAATAAGGATTTTTTTAGCCTTTATTCATTTTTTTGTTTGATTTGAATACATTACTATTAAACCAAGGAATACACAGGTTTCTCTGGACCAGTTTCCTTGTATTCCTTGAATTCCTTGTACGCAGAACCTGTTATAACTAACAGGTTCTTTAATTTTTAACATCATACAATAACTATTTTGTTGAATTTCTCAATTTACAAAGTACTAACTTTATAAAATGAATTCATATACATTTATTGAATACATATTAAGTTCATATAAAACTAAATAATTTAGGAGCTGATCAGTATGACAAGTAAACCACTAGTAATAACGCTTCCTCCTATATCAAAAACCAAAATTACTTTTTATTCTTCTTCTGGTGAAGTAATTAACCACACTTTTTTTACAAACGAAACTTCAGAACCTATAGCAACGTTTGCACATTGTCCTATAGAATTCGAAAGATTTGAAACTAAAAGAATGCCAGTCCTTATAAAATAA